TTTATTTACGTTTATATTGCAATATCCTTGGCTCATTAAAGCGGCTCAAAGCCTCACTTATAGCCCGGATAGTACGGTTGTTCTCCTTGATTTTATCTGCAAGCTCTTTCCACTTCTGATTATAGTCAGCTGCAGAACTGTCCAGCTTATTCATCTCCATGTATAAGCGCCTATTTTCCGTCACTAGTGAACTCTGATTCATGGTCTTCTATTTGCGGCGTTTCGTCACGCCAGATGAACCTTAAAAACAGGAACAATGCACCTACGCTGGCGCAGATGATGAACACATACCGTATCAAATCCCACAATGTGAACAATTCGTTATCCATTGCCTGTTATACCTACTTTTAAATGATCAGCAACAGCCTTTACCATATCCCCACGCAGGTATTCCTCATACGCTTCCTTCCTGGCATCGGGATTTAGCCCTATGGCTGTTCCTTTAAATGTCTTTTCAATGTTCGCAGCAAATGGGGCGCTGGCATCTCCTACCAGCTTATTTGCCTCCACTTTGAACGATATAGAACTGTGATAGCGGCCAATGATGAACAGGTTGGGTACATCGAATGGCGTTTCCGGTGTTATCTTCTGCTTCCACCGGGCGTATGCCAGTGCCGCCTGAGGTGTCTTGAAGAATGGGTTCTGGCTATGCCTTGGTGTAAGGAAGTCACCGGTATTGCTTTTACCCTTCATCAGCTGCTTGCGGTTGAGCTCTGTAAGCTCATCGGTATGGTTGGCAACAATAGCACTAGCCAGGACGTTAAAGTCCATGCTCTGTACCCTACGATTCATTTCTGCTATTGTTGTTGGCATATCTTAAAAAAGGGCGGGCATAGTACCCGCCCTTTTCAGTTGTTGAATGTTATGGTTTAGTTCTCCTGCTCCGGCGATACGGGCGGAGTGTCTGCTGCCTTCTTACTTGTGCGTGCAAATGGCTTTTTAGCCGGAGCTGGCTGCTCTACCTCATCAGCAGGAGCGCCTTCAGCTGCCTCTTTTTTGCATGCCTCATATATCTTATTGATCTCTTCATCTTCACAGGCAGGATTACAACCTAATGTGCCCTTTACCTGTGCTGTGAATTGCTCAAGAGATAGACTTGCAACGCCTTTAGCATCGAAGCTTAGTTTTTTGCTGTATTGCATGATCGTTTGTTGAAAAGGTGAAAAATAGCAGGGCCATTACAGCCCTGCCGTTTCTATTAGTCTTCCATCGTTACTACGAGCTCATTGCTCTCGAAGTACTTGATGCCAGCACCGGAAAGTGTGCTCACGCTCTTCAGGCGGATGATCATCTCAGCACCGTCGCTCCAGCCTGCACCTGTACCGGCAAAGGTGAACTTCGCCATGCCATCAACGACAGCTACAGATGTAAGGTTGATAACGGTCGAGCCTGAGGTAACATTCTCATACTCGAAAGATGCAGATACGATAATACCAGGAAGAGCCTCGCACAGGTTGACACCGCATGCAGTTACGCGAACAGATATCACCTTTGCCACCATCACACCTGATGCGGCAAGCTCAACATCCTGAATCTGGTATTGGTTGACAATACCGTCCAGGTCTTTGTTGGTAGCGATATAATATGCGTTCTCGTTCTCTTCAGATGCCTTGGCATATGTCAGGTTGAGCCTGTAGCCGGTGGTATTGCTACCGTTGGCTTGCACCATGTTCTGAACAGTGATGTCGCTCAGCTGGAATCCTTTTACCCCTGACACAAGGCCGGTAGTAGTGCTCACGTAGTTTGTGCCACGGAATATGCCTTGGTTATCGATCTCCACCCATTTGAATTTGCGGTGTTTACCGTCAAACGTTTTGAGCTTAGCCCAGAAGTCCACGCCGCAATTCGCCAGGTGGTATTCTTTCGAGATGGTAGCATCACGGGTCTTGAACTTGTTGCCGTAGCCCTTAGTTTCGAATTGAGTATCTTCGCCTTTTGGGTCGAAGCCCTCGAAGTTACCTACATAGAAACCACGTGCTTCAGGGTCATTGTTGAGCAGCAATGCTTCCAATGCATCCTCAAGAGCTGCAATACGCTCAGCATCTGTGTCAGACACATTGAACTCGAGCTTCCAGTCCTTGGTAGTGAATATGCCGGATATGATAGGTCCCATATTCAACACAGCGCTACCCTTTCCAAGGTTGGCAACGCGGTTGTCGGCACCCAATCCAATAATTGTATCCATTTTCTTTTAATTTTTTGTTGTGATTAATGTTGTTTGGTAAGCAGAGCGGGTTAGTTACCTTCCGTCAGTTTGCCTACATAGGTTGCAGTAAACGTTCCTGTATGATCACCCACCACCCTGAGATATGGGAAGTTCTGAGTGTTTCCATGGACTATCCATGTGTAGTTAAGAGAGCTTCCGGGTACTGTAGTAGAAGATGCACCTACACAACCTGCACATAAAGCTGTAACACCCGTAAGGTCTTTCCAATTAGCTGAAAGCAGACCTCCTGTAGTGTCCAATGCCCCTTGCAGCTTCATAGATGTTGCTGTAATTGAGCCGCTAAGCTGTGTAACCAACACATTGACAGTCCTTGTTTTTGTAGGGTCTGGCGTATAAGCCCAAACATACCCGGTATCCCTGTTACGGGCACCGGCACCTGTAAGAGTGTCAGCAGATGTGCTTTGTGCTTGTGTGTACCTTACTCCCTGTGGCGTAGCTTTACGCATAACAATAGCTGTGTTTACCAATGCTATTGCACTGGTAACCACCAGCAGCAACAGCGCAATAATTGCAATTCTCTTTTTCATTTTATGAAAGTTGTTTTAAAGATTTAATAAATTAATTGGTTGAAAAGTTTTGTACTCAGTCTGGTTGATATCGAACTCGTCGTAAACATCATCATTAGCCTGTAGGAATTCCCACATTTGCAGCGTGAATTCCACCATCTCATTCCATGCCCTGGATTGCTTTAGCTTCTGGTCCGCGTTCGCTGAATTTTCAGCGGTTCCCTTCCTTTCTCCCATAGGAGTATTGAAAGAAACATTGTCGCGGTTGAACCAGTACCATACATAGTTTGCTATCGGATTACCGGTAGCAACCTTCAGGCCGGGGAATTTGCGGGTGTAGCCGTTGCTGTTCTCATACTCCGCACCATTCAGCAGGTCACCGAAGCGGCCTGTGCTTATGGTTGGGTATCCTGAAGCAGCCTTCAGCTCTTTGTAGAGCGGGTAGCCTAACGCCTTCAGCAGATAATCATCTTCATACTTAGTTATGAATTTGTTTATCTTACTTTGGACAGTAGTATCCTCTGTGCCGGAGATATTAAGCTCCCCGCCATCAAAGCTGCTGTATGTGATGATGTTTGGCATTGTTCTACTCTACCTGTTTTGCTAACTATGAGCTTGCTGTTTTGGTGATTTCTGCAATAGCTGCTTCTACATCTGTACACTTCATGAATGCATTAGTGTCTGTGTTGCGCACGAAGAAGTTCAAACGCATTGTGCCTTTGATAGTCACCTGATCTACTTCGAAGTCGGTACCGTTGTTGTACGCCATTTCCAGCGTGATACCCTTGCGGTAGATGATACGGCCCTTAGTGCTGTCCAGCACGTAAAGCGTGTTGGTGGTCACCAATGGGTTAGACCTTACTTTCATACCGTGTATGGTCCACTCGCCGTTATTGTTGGTAACGAACGGAGGCAGGATGTACTGGCCGGTAGTGTCTTTCTTCAGGTTGTTCAGGAACACATCGTAGCTGTTCAGCAGCACGGTATCAGGCATAAAGGCATTTGCCTTACCCAATGCAGTGATTTGAGCAGCCATGATCAGTATCAGGTCAAACACATTCGCATTCTCTACAGTACCTGCAGCAGCTGGGTAGTTGCCGGATGATGCAGTTGATGCGCTGAATGTACCTGCGTACAGGTCGATGGAGTTGCAGTAAGGGCTTGAACCGGTACCGCTCAATATCTGAGAATCAGCCTGCAATGACACAGAGCTTTCAATCAGGTTCCTTACCTCTGCATCTACGAAGTCGTAGTCAGCAAGCATATCAGATGATACGTTGATGAGGTCTTTTACCTTCATGATCTGTACGTTGCGCTCTTTCCAGGTCACTTTAGAGGTAGCAACCATTGTGTCGGTACCGTAGATGTTCTGAGCGTTACGAACAACAGTTTCCTGGTCCATGTAGCGCACATATTCTTTCGTTGTAGGGAAAGATGGGAACAAGTCCAGCAGGAAAGGTTTACGAACCGGCAACTGGCCAATGCCTGGTATGCGGTCGCCTATGGTGTGTGTCGCTACATCTGTAGGCGCTTCACTTGCCATAGATTTCACTTCCAGCTCCAGCGTAGGAACTGCTTTTGAAGCGAATTGTGCGAAGGTGCTTTGGTTACGCACATCTTTACCCTCTTTCAGGGCAGCAACGATAGGCGATAATCCTTTTTCGCTTTTTATGCCGGTATCTTCGATTTTCTGAAGCTTCTGAGCGATACCTCTGTAGGCTTCGTTCAGCTCTTTCAGGCTGGCTTTCTCTTCAGTGGTGAATTCTGCCGTAGAATCCGTTTTTGCAAGGAAGCTTTTCAGTTTTTCATCCAATGCTTCTTTTTCAATGAAGCTCTTATGGGCCTCATCTTGCAATTCGATGAATGTTTTCATGTTGTCCGGCAATGCATCCCACTCTCCTTTCTTCTTGAGTTGGGCTACCATTGGCACAATAAGTGCGTAGCTGACAGCTTTTTTGGCATCTTTACTGCATATAGCAGCAGCGCCCATTATACCGAGAAGGCTCAACCCGAGTATCAGGTTCTTAGTGCCTTTGCGGATTTGAAATGTGAGCTTTTTCATTTTTTAGTTGTTATTTTTTAATGAGTTAACGAATGAGAAATCAACTGACTTTACTACTTCTTTTGGCGGCTCTGCATGCTCACGTGGTTTATCCGGCGTGGTTGTGTGGAGTGCTATATATTTCGTGATCAATTGTCTTACTTTAAGCCCGTCTTCATACGGTAGGTTCTTGATGAACTTATCCGCATCACGGTTCAATTTATTGAGGGCGCTTTCTACTTCGTCCATGCTCTTCATGCCCTCGAATCCTGTTTCTTCGTTGCAGCCAAACGACACAACGGATATTTCAAACAGGTTTATTTCTTTTACTACAAAACATTCTTTTTCGCTGTCCCATTCACAGTTCTGCCATACATACTGGTAGCCAATAGAGAACTGGTTGAGTGTGCCAGATTTCAATTGCTCGATAGCACGATCACCTTCCGGTATCTTGTCAACCTCCGCCTCGAAATACAAGCCTTTATCATCCTCCAGGATCTTTGTGATGCGGCCTAGCGGCTCATCTGTATCATGCATCCACAGGAATATTATCTTCCTGTTTGTTTTGCTTTCTGGTCCACGTTCACTGATAGACTTTGCACAACATCCCTTAATGAGCATGTCCCGTGCACTGTCAATATTGCCCCATATAGCAGCATAGCCGCTGATGATGCGGCTGTCTTCTGATACCTTCACCTCAGTAGCGGCAAGCGCCTTATACTGGATAGGCTTATTACGCTTTTCAGCACCCGGATATGATTTACTTAACACCATTGCCGTTATCGTTTTGAGTTTGTGAATTATTGGCATCAGCAGCGCCGCCCCTGCCTAACTTCAGTATTGATTCCATTTTAGCAAGCTCCATGTCGTCCATGTCGAACACCAGCTTATCGTACATTGTATTGGATACCTTCTCCAGCTTGCAGCCGATGCGCCAATCATTAAGGGTGATGATGCCGTTAAGGAATTGCAGCTTGAACGTCTGGTTGTTCTTCCAGTCCACATCAGCCTTTTCCTTCAGGTTTTCCTGCAACAGGTTGACGTGAGAGTAGTCCACATCCAAATACAGCCCACCTTCTTCAAGCTTGAGCCATGATGAAAGCGACTGGTAGAAAGACCGTGCACGTGGTATGGCTATGTTTTCAAATACAGATTTCCGGGCCTGCTTCTGGTTCTCGTATGTAGCACCCTCAGCATCTGGCATTAATTCACGTGGAACATTGTATAGGGCGAATATGGCACCGCAAAGCATCTTGTACATTTCCTTGGGCTGCAAGTCCTGTATGTCTGCTCCCGCCTTTTCATACCTGATGTTCTGGTCTGTAACGCCAAATGGCACCTGAGTTTTACCAAAGCCATAACGCTTGATAACATCTTCAATGATCTTATCCTTTTCCGGTGGTGTCCATGCTACATTTCCACCGGCATCACTTGCATTTGATACCCACATACCACGTGGCCCACCCTTGGTATATATGGCACCAAGAGCCATGTATATAGCCGCAATAACCTCTACTGCCTTCTTCTCAGCAAGCATAGGAGAGCGGCCAAGGATATTCATATCAGCAGATACAAGGCTGTTGTGCTTAGTGTACAGCACCTTCTCAGGCGCTATCTTAACGTATGTCCCGCCACCATCAGCAACATTGAATGACCTGATGAGGTCGCTGATAGTAGTTGCTGTCAGCAGCTTAACATTCGCACCATAGTCAACCGTTACAGTATCAACCAGCAGGTTTTGTAGCGTGGCAATATTCCTGTAGCTAACGGTAAAAGGATCTGGTACATTGCCGTACAGCATGCTTTTACCTGTTACAAGCTCATAGCAAACCATCTGGTAAACCATTTGCTGCCAGTTCTGTAGCGGGTTTGGAGTGCCTAAAAGCTTATTGAGGTATTCATTGCTGTAAACAACAGCATCTGAGCTTATGCGCTTCACCACAGGCTTGCCATCTGCTACTGCCCGGGCAATAATGTCAATGGGCGTGAATATTTCACCTACTGTATGGAATAGCTCAATAAGGTATGAATCGCTGTTTGCCCCCCACAGGAAAGAAAGGTCTGATGCCTCCCCGTTTAAAAAGAATGTTTTGGGCGGAGCTTGCCAGGATATATCATCGTGAGTGATGAATTGGGCTGACTTCCTAGCGGCGACTATCTCACCTACGGCTTTATAGCCGCTCCACCGCGTGCGTATGTCCTTGAAAAAGCCCATTTGAGTGTTATTTGCCGGGGGTACGCCTAATAAGTTTAGCGCTGGCACTTGGCGTATATCCCCGGCAAGACGTTACAAATGTAAAGTAATTTTACATTTTAGGAAATATTTTTTTACATTTGTGCCAGCGACGTAGAGCAGCGGTTAGCTCGGGAGGCCCATAACCTTCAGGTCGTAGGTTCGAATCCTATCGTCGCTACTTTTGTTTAGCCCTTAAATTCACATTATGGCAGAGCCCCCAAATCGGGGGCTTTTTATTGAATGGTTTAGTAACTTTGAACTATGACTTCACGTGAAAGAATATATCTCAGCAAGAAGCCGCAAGCACTACGCAAGGCCATGCGAAATATGATATACAGGGCTTCCGAAAGAATGAACGCTTTCATTAGGGCGAGTCAGCCTATACCTAATCCTAAATGGAGTGCCGGATGCATGCATCATCCGGAGAATGGTATAGCGGGTGAATTATGGAATGATGAACTGATTTTTATAGGCCCGGCCCTTATGTAGTGCACAACCCCAAAATAGACACTTTGCCGGTCGGAACATTAATCAACCCTACATTTACAACTAAACTTGATCTGAAGTTGCTTAAGATAGATTTATCTGGTATAGAAGCCATCACCCCACCGGCCACAGATGCTTGAACACACCTCGGTAGAAAGCAGATACACCAGCGCACCCATCCGGCGCATCGTCATGATCTGCTTTACCCTCCCCTTCCTGTATCATCCTGTAAGAAGTGAGGTTGACCATAAACTTGCGGTATTCCTTGCTGCATGTCTGCCAGTCCTTACGGAATACGAAGTTGGCACGTATGAATGAGGACTGAGCCAGTATGCGGGTGTGCTTGTTGACATTGTTCTGCACCAGCAAGTACAGGCAGTTAGGTACACGGGTCTTTATAGCAGCTTTCACGCCATTCCCGAAGTCAGTAAAGAACTTGAAGTTAGCCTCTATTGCCCCACGCTGGCATTCATGCTTTACCACCAGGTCTATTGTTCTCGGCCCGTTCAGGTCTATACCGTCAGTATTGTAGATAACCTCGTCGACGTATATGCTATTGCCTACCAGCTTGGCAATGATGTTGCAGTAGTCGTCACCTCCTTTGTTTGCCGGGTCTGTATAGCTGAATGAGTAGTCGGGCTTGGAAAGGTCAATTTCGCCCGGTGTGAAGTATCGCAGATCAGCTGACGGGAACATAAGCCCCTCCCTACTTCGCGGGTTCTGCTGCATCTGCCTTTGGAAGAATATCCTTACTTCCGGGTCTTGGTGGTTCTCCATGGCCAGCAGGTCAGCTACGGTGTGCTTTGTAGGGTCAAGGCATGTCTGCTGCCCGTTCTCATCGTAGAACAGAGCCGGCATATCTACTACCGTCCAGTCGCCACCATCCTCTACACGCTTCTCGTTCTCCAGCACATAGCCCACAAGGTCCAGCTCATGCAACCGCTGCATGATGATGATGATAGGTGTTTTCTTGCTGTTCAGGCGGTTCTTTATCGTACTGAAGTATCTGTTGTTCACCCGTACCCTCTTTACATCACTGTCCGCATCATCAGGCTTAACAGGGTCGTCAATGATTATAGCACCGGCAAAACCTTCTTTCTGCTCGATTTCTGACAGGTATTTATCCGTTTCTTCGCTATCATCCTCATCTACCGTTTGCCCTGCTCCGAAGCCCGTAACCTGTCCAGCAGCACCAGTAGCATATACGCCGCCACCGGCAGTTGTGTACCACTTGCTTTTACTGTCTGTGTCCTGCTTTACCTGCACCTCAGGAAATAGTTCCTGGTATGCTTCATGCCTCACAATATCGCGTGCGCCTTCGCTATTCTCCAGCGCAAGGGCTTTGGATGCGGACAGGTGTAGGAACTTGGCTGCAGGGTTGATAGCAAGGCCATCAGCTATGAAGTGCTTAACGCCCATATCTGTCTTACCGTAACGTGGTGGTATGGTGATGATCAGGCGGGTTATCTCTCCGCGGTATACCTTCTCAAGTGCAGTAGCCATCTTATCGTGATGATAGCGAACGATGTAGTCGCGACCTGTTATCTTCTTATGCTTGTAGCATACGGAGAAAAGGAATGAGCTCTTGCACTTGTACTTGATAGCTTTGAGCCGCTTGAGGCGTTCTAAGTCCGTGGAGGGGGCGGCGATCATTGGTTAGTTCGGATTGAACATTTGCTTTATTGGCATATTTTCAAACATCCATTTCCTATCGCCCCTGTGTATTGGTAAGTATCCAATTTTCAACCAAAATCGTAAATCTGGCAGAAAAGTTATTTTAATTTTATTACTCATAAGCTTAATCCATTACGTGAACGTCGTCGTACCAGTGGGAGGGTTCTTCATCAGACATACCATGTAAATTAAAAATATGGCATATTGCTAAGTACAATACAGCAAACACTACCCCATGTAGCGCTGCTTTTTCCACTCCGAAATAATTTTCGCATATAAGCACTGTACCAAAAGAGCCGATAAAATATCCTAGTATCCAAAGTATAATCCTCATACCTATTTACGTTTTACAAATTCATCATTGAGGGCTGCATCGAACTCCCTGATTTCCTCAGGTGTAAGCGATACAGTATTATGCACAACCACAGGCGGCACATCTGTTTTAACCTTATCAGCAATGCCAAGTGACCGGGCGATAATGTTCTCTTTCAGGAACCCGGAAGCCGCCCCTTCGAACTGCTGACGGAAGATAACTTCGCGTATGCGCGTACAGACTTGATAAAAGTCTTCATCTGTTTCTGTGAATTGAACCGTCGCTCCTTCAGCAATCGCATATAATCTTTTTTTATTTAATGCCGCCTCAAAGTGGTTGAAATATACCGTGTGCGTATCCATGTAGGAAGTCAACCCCTGCAATGTATAAGGTCTTATCTTCGGCACTCTTACACGCTTGCCGCCTCCCACATACTGCACTTCAATAAGCGGGTTATCGTTGCACCATTGGAAATATTCACATGCCGCCTCCCACATTAACTGAGGGGTTGCAAATAGCTTATCCCTGCCATGTTTAGACCGTAATTCCCAGAACTTATTCCCCTTCGGCGCTGCCATGATGTAAACCAGTTTACCACACAAATGTAAAGTAAATTTACATAGAAAAAAGGGTGAAAAGGTGCTAAAAATCACAATTTGTAGTTATAGAAAAGGTTATAATATCGAAAAGCCGCTCCTGTTTTGGGTTTCAGGTCATATTTGGAAATGTAGATAAAACCGCGAACTTTATACATTGAGTAGATGGTTAGCGATTAAGCCTTTTTCTTCACCGGAACTATTCTCGATAAACATACTTCTGCACTGTGTTCCGGTATCGGCATTTGTCTCTTTGTTATCAGTGGATAATGCTTGGAACACATGTATGAGTGTTCTGCATGACACCAACCGCCGCGAAAACCCTTTGTAGAATACCTAACCTTCACAGGCCAGTAGTAATACGGTGCAATTCTATAATCACGCATCTTGCATCGCCCTTTGCATCCGGGCACTATACAGTACGCCAGACTTCTTTATATGGCAAGTAAGGAAGATCGGTATCGCGGATGTCCATATCCGCTACTTCTTTAGCGCATCGCTGGCACATGGTTATCTGTTTTTCGGATTATACTTATAATCGTCCCATGTACAGGAATTAAATACAGCCCTCTGATTCACCCACCTCGTAAATGCCTGTTGGTACGGGTCCTCTTTATTGAACGGCATTACAAATGGTAAGCATCCTAATTTTTTTAACTCCATAACCCGGTACATATTCTGTTCATGGGTAGTGTCAAAGCCTATCAAGACAAAGAACTGCATGTGAGAGGCCGGTATGCCTTCTTGTATACAGATCGCTATATTTTTCCTTATCAGTTTTTCATCCTTCTCTAAAAATCTATCCCACGCGAAAGAAAAATATCTCTTATTAAACTTCACATTATAGTACCGAGCCTGTTTCAGTAACTTAATTTGAGAACGGGTAATTATTCGCATATTTATACCCTGTGCGAAACACACCTTTAGTTTAAGTTCTATTATCCGATGCAGGTTTTTCTCCCATTCCCAACCACCGAAGAAATCATTATCCAGCAGCATCAACCTATTGCCACCTTTGGGATTAGCCAATAACTCATCAATAGTGTTGTAAGGTTTTGGCTTTCCTTCTTTCATGGGAACACAACAGAAAGGACACTTATACCGACAGCCTTTCATGGAAAAACCGACATGGAAATCGCATTTTGGATATAGATGATAGGATATTGGCGCGGCTTCTATTTCAGGAGGCAAAGTATTCTTAAAGTCAATTCCAGTACCACCTATTATTGCGCCATCAGGAAGCAATGGCATTTCGCTGAAGGAAAATATTTTACTGACATAAACCATATCGTAGTAATCGCGCCACAATTCGCCCTCGTACCATCCTACAGTATCACCCTTTGCAAGATGATAGGCTGCAACTTTCATTAACGCAATGTTTGGGAACATTTGCCCTTCATATTCTTTTCCATCAACTTGTACTATTCCTATTCTCATACTATCCCGAATTTTTCCGCCGTTGAGATACACAGGTTACAGTTGCTCTTCAAATTCATGTTGCAGCCCAGCCAGAAGAAGTTTGTCGGGTCATCGCTTGTTATGATCCAGTCAACCTCTCCCTTTTTGGGCTTATGCAGGATGCAGCCAAAGTTTTCGCAATACCCTTTGAAGTTCTCGAAGGGTATATCCATTATTGGTATTTTGATTTCGTACATATCCATTGTTTAAAACCCGAACACTAGCATTGCTGCATCCCGGGCGTGGTTTGATGTTAATGAGGTCCATCCGGTCATTTGTTTGAAGGCTTGCTCGGATAGCTTGGTTTTATTGTCCTTAGGTGCTACTGCCTCATACGTAATACCCTTATCTTTCAAAAAGTCCTCCCATATGACTGCATCCCGCTTGATGGAGCCGGCGCCTTGCAATACTTCACGGCCGGTATCTCCAAATACCTTACGTAACCTCGCATCCTCGAAGCGCACCTTCAGTTTTAGCGACTGGCTGGCAGATAGTACCCGCTCCATAGCTTCATGAATGAGCAGGGTTTCTACTGATAGTAGCTTGCGGCTGATGGGTGAATAGGATGCAAAGCCGGTGTTGGTTCCGGTATCAATGCCGATCAGCAGCTCATATCGGATAACCTGCGTACTGCCTGCCAGCTTTGGGTTGGCCTTGGCTTTGAAGCTTCCGTCAGGTTGCGGTTGAAGGTCTGAGAGTGTCCAGGTCATTATGCTGTTCTCTTTACCTGCTTCCAGGTCTTGTTATCAATTTTTACCATTATATGCAGTGCAGGGTCAAAAGGAAGGGGTATTCTGACAGGTTTTTCTTTCTGCGGTAGCTTCCTCATTGTCACGTGCTTTGTAGCCTCCCTTACTTTCTTAAGCTTTGGCGGCTTGGCTGGTTTATGGGCTACCGTCTTTACTACCCTCACAGCTGGTGGTGAAACACGCCTTATTCTTCTCCATCTTGCTTTGCCTATCTTCTCATACTCATAAAAGATTCCGCGTTCATTCCTGACTGTTCTTGCGCCAATATCTTGAGATTTAAGGAATGGTATCTGAACTCCGTTATTGCGCCAAGTTGTAATTCTGGCTTTTATAGCCGGGACAGATACGCCCATATGCTTTGCGGCACCTTCATAGCCTACCTTTTTTAGGTTTTCAATTATCCAATCTCTGTCTGCATCTGTGTAGATTGCTTTCATAATTCATTGATTTTTGATGGTAAAATGATATATACTTGGGGGTTGGGTAAGTCCTTGGTAATCTTTTTCAGCATTGCATCATAGCGGTTGTGCAGTACCCAATCGAACCACCTAGTGCGCTCGTTTATCTCTACGCCTTCAAGGTCAATAGGATCTACTGGCAAGATGTATTTGATTTTTCCGTTACTGTGGATCTCTATTCTCATCAGGTTGCTGTTTAGCTTTTTGCTTCATTTGATTGGTAATGTACTCAGTGCGGATGCGCTTATATTCTGCATCATCTTCAACATCTTTGATTGGCTCCCCCATCTGTTCGGCTGTCTGCTGGATGATATCCTTCATTTTTTGTATATAGTGAGCATTCCTTATTTCCACCTGCTTACACAGCCACATAGCTACTTTCCTGCTTTTACCCTGCAAATGGTCAATACTAAGTATTACCTTCTTCTTTGGCTTCAGTTGCGAATAGTGATCATACCGGTAACAAAGGCGCTCTTCAGCATACATTCGCAGAAACTCCATAAAAACAAGCGGAGAAAAGTTTTTATTGCTGGTATATACCCCTGTTTTTATGCGTAGGATGAATTGCTTTAGTTCCGCAAAAGTGAACCAATAACACTCCTCATATGCCAGCTCCGCACATTCCCTGATTTGCGCAGGGCTCATTTTTGCACCAACAAACTCCACAAGGTTTGTAAGCTGAGCGTCAAAGAAGTTGATACCCATCATTCCACCCTCAGTATCCCTGCCAAGTTGTGATAATGCCGGCGTATTACTGGCAAGTATCACCTCATTAGGCGTGTTAGCTTTGATTGGAAGTGAAGCCCATACGCCTAGCCAGTTGTTGCTTGTGACTGTTAAAGTCTGATTGGTTGTTTTTTGAATTTCCTGTCCCATTGTTGCTGCTTTTAAGTTCAAAGAATCCTTTCCATCCATTAGCTATGCTTTGCAGGATAATGGCTATAGCTTCAGATTCTACTCCTTTTGAAATTTTAGTAAGTTCATTGAGAGCTGCCTGCTCAGTTGTTGTGGATTTGTAGGTAAATTTTAACTGCTCAAGCTTATAAGTTTTCCATCTGTTCCACATATCGGTAAATTCCTGAGACGAAAACGGCATTACCAATATTTCATTTTTTTTAATTTGCGCCCCTTTATCCATTTCTTTTTCCTTATCCTTATCCTCTTCTTTATCCTCTACCATATCCATAGCCCCTTGTAAGGGGCTTGTAAGGGGCTTACTAAGGGGCTTAATTTTAAAATCGTCAGAAAGCAAATCAAATTTTTTCAGCGTGAAAATTGCTTTCGTGTGTGCGCGATTATTTTCAGAAAGTTCGCCATATTGAAATTCAATAAATGTTGGAATGAACCATTTTGAACCACCATCAATGAGGGTAATTTTTTCACCAAAACAGAGAATCGCTTCCTTCTCGTTTATCTTAGCGCCTATCTTAATTTCCGCAACCTGCATATCAACTTCCCATATGCCGGCTGTGTCGCATTCGTCTAGTATTAGCAGCCATAAAAGCTTGTAAGCTGGCTTGAGGGAGCGGAAGAAACGTTTACCCCATTTTTCTGTGCCTGTGAATCTTTTTGCCATAGTATTGTACCTGTTAATATTTTCATAAGTCAGATACTTTGGCACAGTAAGTGCATATAGTAAAGTATCTGTGTGTGTTTAATAATTTAGCCCTGTTGGTAGCGGGGCTTTTTTTATGGTGTAATATGCCTTTTCTCCCAATCAACAATGCGCTGATCCAGTAGCTTATATTCCCTATACGTATCTTGATTTTCTCCAAATCTTGATTCTACCATAAGGCGTGGAGCCATCTCTTTTGCCTTCCAGTATTCCGTCCAACAATGGAACGGTGTTAGTTTTTTATCCATATTTACGCTGCTTTAAAAAGTGATTCTTTTACTTTATCAACTATTTCCTTCTTAACATCATCATCATTTGCCCCGGTAATGGTGTCGGCAAGCTCTTTTTTGCTTTCGATGATCTCCCATATCCTTTCGTCAATGGTATTCTTACCGATGAGGTTCTTGCTCATTACGTGGCCTTTAACCCCATTGCGGTGTACACGCTTCACACATTGGAAGTAGAAGGCAGGATGCCATGGCAACTCAAGGAATAACACCTGCTGGCAATCAGTCTGCAGGTTGATACCTACCCCACCCGCTTTGATGGAAACGAATATGGGAATAGCCCTGTCTGTATTGTTGAACTCCTGCTCCGCTTGGTTCTTTTGTATGGCATTCTCTTCGCCGGATATCACAAGGCCTTGCGGGTAATGCTTGATTAGCGCCTCCTTTATTTCGCGCTGGTTGATGAAAACCACGATCTTTTTGCCGGCCGCAAGGGTTGCATCTATCTCTTCCACGGCCTCACGCATCTTGCCACGTGCTGAGATGTTCATCAGCACCCCTATAAGTACCATAGCCTCCGCATTCATTGACTTTTCAACCTGAGCATCGGTTTTTCCCCTCATTTTAACCAGGTAGTCGCGTAGGTTCTTTGTAGCGTGCTCATATTCGCGCCTGTTGGTGATATCCGCATATGCCAGCTGCAGGGTGAGATCGGGCAGGTCTATACCGAATTCAGAGCTATTGCGCCTGAAGTAGCAGTTAAGGGATAGCTTGTACCGCAACTCGTTAAGGTTCGATTTTCCCGTCTTGGTTCCGGCGCAATACCTGTCAATAAAGAACTTCTTTGATTCAGGGGTATCTTTTGTACGGCCAAGGAATTTAAGCTGGTGGTAAATATCGAACGGCACGTTAACAATAGGTGTACCGGACAGGGCCAGCCGCCATTCTTTACCCTTTGCCAGTTCACATAATATATTTGTTTTCTCTACACCTTCATTGCGTATTTCGTGGCACTCATCAGCTATTATCCATGAAAAGAGATCCTTCATGAACACTCCCTTTATCGGATGCCTGCGCCAAACGATATGCTCTTCCGGCTTGAAGCGTTTATTCTTTCCGGGGTCGATGAAGCGTTCAACAAAGTATTTTTTAAGGCTTTCGTAGTTGGTGATGAAGACAGATACACCCATTATTTCATAGAAGTTGTACCAGGTATCTTCTATACTGTCACGCATAATGATAGACTTCATGCCTGCAACTACTTTGAATTCGCGCTCCCACATGAACTTACCGGAGCCTTTGCAGACTACAAGGCCGCATTTATTCTTCAGGCCGGCAGCAACTATGGTACATATTGATGTAGTCGTTTTCCCCCCGCCCATATCGTCGGCATTCAACACCCGCTTATTTGCAAGGTTGTAGGCAATTCCTTGTTCCTGGTAGTGATATGGCATGCGCAATAATTCATTTTTCAGTACAGCCTTGTATTCGTCTGCAAGCTCAGGCATGGGAGGTATATCGCCGAAGTTTTCCGGCATCACCGCAGCTGTTGAAGTCTTAGTGAACCTTTCTTTCAGCTTATCCACGCTGGCAGACTGCGTTAGAGGCACTATCCAGCATTTCATATCACCCCGCCAGCGTGCGCCGGGGATAGCTTTTACAGCCCTTACCTTTCGCTGGTCAAAGTCGAAATGCACATGGAAGTAGTTGTGATCTTGGTAGATTTCCATTTGTTGTTACAATTCAATTGTTTCCCCTAATTCAGTTAATTCGTATGGCCCATCTTTAACGGGCTGCACTATTAAACCCTTCTCTTTTAAAATCTGCACAGTGCGTATATGCATGATAGCTGTACTGATATGCTTACCACCACGCATGGCTTTTAAAGCTTGTTTTTGTTGTGGAGAGAGGGTCATTTATGCTGCAAATAATTGTTTTTGATTTTTTGTACTTTCTACCGCCTTAATGTTCTTAACAGCTTCATCGAAGTAGCTCGTTTTTAGCTCAAATCCGATACCTTTCCTGCCAAGTTCAATAGCCTTGTATAGTTCGCTGCCAATACCCATAAAAGGTGTTAGAACGGTGTCCCCTTCATTACTCCATAATATAGTAGCCCTTTCAATAGTTGGCAGTTGTAACGGGCAAATGTGCTTTTCGTCTTTTTCTTCACGCGCTGCGTTTTTATTCAGCGTGTCGCCATAATCTATATCCATCCAAACGGGTGAGGCGTACTGCTGCCATGTATCAACCGATATGCTGCATTTAACAGGGTGTGTATGTTCACCTGGCTTACGGAATACTAACAGGTAATCAGGAATACCAACGCGGGACATTGCCGCATCTTTTTTAACCTGCTTATGGAGTAGCCCTAATGCCTTAGTCCTCTGCATTTCGGTAACAGGGTTTTTCCATATGGTTACGCGGCTATGGTAGATAAATCCTGCATCTGCAAAAGCCTGTAATATCATACCTGAAAAGTCCCGTAAACCTATATACCCCTCTTTACCTTTCTGTATTGGCAAATCCATACAATGAACCGCCACGTTACGCCCACTCCATAAAACCCTATACAGTTCCTTTACTAAATAATTGAACGCTGTAAAGAACTCCTTATAGTCCTTGCTGTTACCCATATCCTCTAATTCATCGGAATAGGTGTATAATTCCGCAAATGGGGGACTGAAAATTGAAAACCCTACGCTTTCACTCGGTACGTTCTGGATTAGTTGCACACAATCCCCTAATTGTATTGTGGCGTGTTCTGATTTGTACTCTTTAAACATTCTATGTGTTTTTTGTTTGTGATTAAATGCCCTGTTCATACTTTGCTGCATTGCGGCTTGCATTTCTGCAAATTGTTTCTCTTTGCGTTTTATTGATGCGATAACATTTTCCATTGTATCGGTGGTTATCAAATACACATTAACTGCCTGTGTCTGACCGAAACGCCACTCCCTGCGTACACATTGGTATAAAGCCTCAAAGCTGAAATCGGGCGCGGCAAATATCATGTTATGGCAGTTTTGAAAGTTTAGCCCGAACTGTGCAATCTTCGCCTTAGTGATTAAAACCCTAAATTCATTATTAGCAAAGCCTAGCAACTTATCTTTTTTGTATGTCGGCGTATCATTACCTTTCACCTCGATTGCATCGGGTATCAACTTCCTTAGTGCTTCACCTTCCTCATTTTGCTTTACCCAAATAATAAAACTTTCAGTAGAACCGTTTACAATTTCGGCGACCTGCTCCAACCTTTGTACGGCTGTTATCCTTAGTTCTGCGTTGTGATTCGTAGCTGATATAGCCACATCATTAAATAACTTGCCGTTATCGCGCTTTTCTGTTTCAATTTTGCGCTCATGATAATTCAATGCTGGTAGATTATACCCATCATCCGAATACCCAATATCTGACGGCTTAGATAGCATTACAGCCCAACTACTCACAAAGTCCCAAAATAGCTGCTCACAATGTCCTTTTAACCGCCATTTAGAAGTTTCGCCGCCGTCATGCACGAAATACATAGCTAACATTTCGTTTCGGCTCATAACATTCAGAAACTCGGCATGGTTGCCTAATTCCATCGGGTCGTTAGGGCTAGGTGTTGCCGTACAACAAAGTTTGTATGGCGTATCTGCAAATGTTTCTATCAGTTGATTGCGTGTAGCGCCTTCAAAGTTTTTAAGTATTGAGCTTTCATCGAGTACCACCCCGATAAATTCATCCGCGTTAATATGCTCCAATTGCTCATAATTGGTTATGTATATGTTTGCGGGTAGCTCTGGCAGCGTATAAAATTCTTCCCGCCATTCTATTGGCTCAATACCGATTTTTATACCTTCCTGAATGGTTTGAGCTACCACCGCCAATGGAGCTAGTAACAGTACAGGCTTATTGGTAAATTTCAATACCTCATTCGCCCATGTTATTTGTTGGCGTGTCTTACCTAGTCCGCAATCCTCAAACATTGCGTATCTGCCTTTCTTTAAGGCAATTTTCACGCAATACTGCTGAAATGGGTACAAGTGTTCCCAATTGCCAATTGCTTCAAATCCGCTTTCCTGTAAGCGTTTTACTTTCGTTTCTAGAAAATCCTGGTATTCCATTACTCTATCGGTATAATATCTATCGCTATCATCAGGCAGCTGTAAGTCCTTTCGCTGTAAAATGATGGGCGGTAGTAAGTTTTAAATAGTTTTTCGCTCTCTTCTTTAGTGTGGGCGATGGTTCCGAAGAGTATATCTCCCTCCTGGTTATACACCGCCCACATTGCCTTATTTATGATGGATTGCAGCGCCATAGCTTATTCTCCTTCTGCCTCTTTTTCTTCTTCAGGGAATAATGAAAGTTGATTGTCCGGCTCTGTCTTGCACTCTGGCCATTCAGGCGATGGGAACAGGTAAAGCTCCACTTCATTGATGCAGTCCTGAATAGCATCACTCAGTTCACGTATCTGGTCATAGTCGTGATCTTGGATGATTTCCATTTGTTAGTAATTGGTTTCTTTCAGTGTTTTTGCTATCAATTTTACGGGAGGTATGCTTACACCATTGCCGCATAGTTTGTAACGTTGTGTTGCTGAGATTTCTACCTTATGCACATTTCCGGATAATATCTGGTGCAACTCGAAAAAGCGTGGACACTTCCTTTTAAATAGGCGCTCTTCCTTTGTTGTCGGTCGATCTGGATACATACCATACTTTGTGTGATTGTCTGGTAGGCCTTGCAGCCGTTCGCATTCTACTTCAGTAAGCCGGCGGATACGTGTTTTACTGACCACTCCCTGATTGCAACCCGTATCAAGCGTTTGCGCAACTCCCTTCCCAACTCTGCCACGCCGCGTGGCAGAGTTGGGAAGGGAGTAATTTACACTATCCCCCGGCTCTACCTCTTCGTAACCGTTTTTGGTGTTGGCGACAATTACAAGATTGTCTTTATGCACACTAGTAAGCGTATTGCTTACACCATCAGTGTTGATTTCAAGTCTTTGTTCTGTTGGGCTACCAGTGGTTCGATCGCTTGAATTTTCCGGATTGCGGCCTCCAGAGGCCGCAATCCGGAACTCCTGTTCTACGATTATATCAAAAGAATGTTTCTTTGTTAAACTCATTTTACCCCCCCCCCGTAGTGTTGGTACATAATCCTTTCCGAACAGTGTTGTGTATGTTTTCATAAACCAATATTTTAGGTGAATTTCCATGCCCAGCCGATAATGCCTGACTTATGCCATCGATGCTATGTACTATACCATCCTGCGAACTATTTATCTTTCCTATTTTCATTTTCTTTTATTAAAGTCCTTGCACCGTGATTGTCATACCCTTTGTAATAACTTGCATCTAAACAATTCGCATTTTCAATATCTCTTATCTTCCCTCGATCATTCACACACGCAGTAACGTCATTGAGCTGTGCATTCCGCCTGAATTCCCCCCCCGTTATGGTTCTAACACTCCTAGCGCATTCGCCAAGGCTATCACTTCCGGAGTTGCCTGTCCCTTCATCAGCCCTGCAATTGTTTTCTCCGAGAGGAAATACTTTTCGGCTACCTGCGTTTCTAAGATGTCCGACAAAGAATAACCGCTCTCTATTTTGGGGTAAAAACCACTTAGTATTAAGAAGCTGCATTTCAACGTCGTATTGTGGCAAACTCTCATTAAATAAACAGAGAACTTTAACTGCTTCAACGTAGTCAATACCTTTATTGACAGAGAGTAATCCGGGGACGTTTTCAGCAAAGAAATGTCTAGGTTGATGTTCAGCGATACACCTAACTGCTTCGCTAAGTAAACCGCTTCGTGTACCTCCGCTTTGCCCTTTGCGTTTTCCAGCAATGCTGTTATCCTGGCAAGGCCATCCAAAAGTAATGATGTCACATTTGTCGATGTTTCTGATACTAACTGACTGAATAGGTCCGGCATATATTGCTTTTGGGAAGTTGTAAGTATAATTTGCTATAGCGTGTATGTCGATCTCAGAGAAGTAAACTTTATCAAACTCAAATCCCGCTTGCTCAAGTGCAAGGTGAAAACCTCCATATCCACTAAATAGGTCTAATAATTTCATTTACTCTATCGGTATAATATCTATCGCTATCATAACGCAGCTGTAAGTCCTTTCGCTGTAAAATGATGGGCGGTAGTAAGTTTTAAATAGTTTTTCGCTCTCTTCTTTAGTGTGGGCGATGGTTCCGAAGAGTATATCTCCCTCCTGGTTATACACCGCCCACATTGCCTTATTTATGATGGATTGCAGCGCCATAGCTTATTCTCCTTCTGCCTCTTTTTCTTCTTCAGGGAATAATGAAAGTTGATTGTCCGGCTCTGTCTTGCACTCTGGCCATTCAGGCGATGGGAACAGGTAAAGCTCCACTTCATTGATGCAGTCCTGAATAGCATCACTCAGTTCACGTATCTGGTCATAGTCGTGAATGTCGCTGTCCCATTTTTGCGAAGGAGATTCAATGTCGAGGTTCTTGGCGTTTGGCAGGGTGCGATAGCCGGTCAGCGTGATAGCCTCGTTATCCTCATTGCCTGTTATTTTGAAGCCGGTGCAGTGAATGTTACAAATGAGCGCCGGTAGCTCTCTGTTTTCTTTATGCGCCGGGTTATGCTCCGTAACTGGCTGATAGCATAATAAGCCCAAATGATGATCCAGTTCAGCAAATGCTTTCTTTAAGTCCGGGTGAACGGGAGCAGCACAGTCTTTTACCTGCTTATCGGTTCCATGGGTAGTAGGCACGTGGTAGGTTACTTTCAGCTTGCGGCCATCCACTATATGGGCGCTCTTAATAACCTCTGTGCGTACCTGCGATAAGCTTTCGAGGTGCTTTTTCAGACCTTCAGGATTGTTGCCTAATACGATCGTGCGACTGCCTTCTGCTAGGAAGTCTGTTTCTTGTTTTTTGTTTCCGGTAGTTTTTGCCATTTTATCTGTTGTGTTTAATTGTGAACGATGTGTTTTCAATAAAAGCCGGAGGTAGATACCACCAGCCCAATCCTAACCTAAATGCTTACGCTATTTTCTTTTGATCATTAAAGAACAGGCTCCAGTACTTGAAGCATAACTCCTGATACTTCGCCCTACCCTCCCTGTATATCCAATGCTGCCTGTTGAACGGTATCACGAATACTTTAAAATTTACTTTACTGATGAATATCAGGCAGTCCATTTCGTGCCCTTCAATATCCATGTACCACGCCCTGGATCGGTCATAGTTGAAGTGCCTGATAGCCTGCATGCAACCGTCCAGCGTTGTAGCGGTAGTGCTCTTTATGTCACCTCCGAATGGCTGCATCTTCTTTTTCAAATCCCACTTGCACTTTGCCGGCACCTGGAATACATAACCCTCGAAATCAACTTCAAAGGCAGGCTGGTAGCTGATATGCTGGAAAGAGCAGTTGTCCACCAAGTCCATCACGAATTGAAACTTTGACTTATTCTCATATGCCTTATGGCTCCTGAACGCTTGCTTCATCTGCTTTGCCCGTTCAAAGTCCTCACGCTCATACCTGTCATTGTCCAGCTTGCGTTGAAAGAAATCAACCCTATGTGGCTCAGTGATCATGGCATCTATAAGGCTACCCATCCTGAATGCCTGCTCCGCATCAGCTACCCAATCTTTAGGCATAAGCTGCTTTTCCAGCCATGACAGGTCTGAATTGGCAATAGCCGGAAATTCGCGGTAGTTGTCGGGAGTGATGATCATTGTTTTGGGGATTAGTCTCTTGATTTTTCAAACGCACCCTTTAAAGGGTCATAAACTTGCTGGCAGGTTATTACGCATGTTTCCGTCAAATCCAATGAGGTGTGGTTTTTTGTGGTAAGCGTAGACTTGCCATTTACTACAAATGTTTCACCTACAAGGTCAAGGTCAATTACCTGGACATCTTTGCCTTCAACGAAGTGTCCGTTGTCGCTACTCGGAGCGATGTTTTTACTGATTGTTTTTTGCATTGCTTCTGTTTTTTAGTTGTTAATAAAAAGATTAATATTCGTAGGTCATTTTTGAGAAGTATTCGTTACCGCTTATGGCTACCAAGTTCTCTGCGTCAGACTTCGCTATGCTTTTTAATATCTCATTGCCCTTATCGGTTAGTGTAGTGCTGTACCGCTCGCCTTGACGGCGTATTTCTTTGATGTGATTCTTTAGGCAGGATGGTATCCTGTAAAGGGAAGCAATAGCATCTTTTGCATTTTTCTGCGAGGGATCAACACCCAAGTAAAACATTCTGTCAGTAGATGGACAGTAGCAGCGAACGTAAGCGATCTCTATACCGTTAAAATCTCCCTTGAATAAGGTATATACACCTATATTCATGCCGCCATTTGTCCCTTCCAGATAGCGCTTGTCTTTCTTGTCAACATAGGTATCGATCTCTTTGAGATGGTCGGCGAAAAAGGAAATCAAATAACTCTCACCCCATTTTTCACGCATGTAAAACAGGCAGGCCGCCCTTGTTTCCTCATTGCGCTCAGCGATGAAATCGTTAAGGGTATATTTCTTATTTAAGAGGGCATCGAACAGCTCCGTTGAAACATGCACACCGTTGATATAATACTGGGAATAGCCATCTTTAAACGCTATTGCTGCTTCATCCAGGTTATGCAGGCGATCATTATCATTGCGCACTATTTTGGTGGGCAGTTCCGATACAATACAAAAACCGTTAAGCTGTATCATGTCGTATATGCCGGAGAGCAGCAGCTCCTTGAACTCGTTAAAGCCCTTGTGGTCGATAACGCCAATCTGCGTGAAGAAATCAAAGAATGATACCCATCCGTAGTCAAATATTGAGCCGTAGGAGGAAAAACTTTCGGGTGAAAGTTTTTCCGTTTTAGTATCGGAATTTACCTGATCCCTGACCTGATCCCCGACCTGATCCCAGACCTGAGCCCAGACCTGATCCCAGACCTGATCCCAGACCTGATCCCTGACCTGAGCCCCGACCTGAGCCCTGACCTGATCCCAGACCTGAGCCCCGACCTGAGCCCCGACCTGATCCCCGACCTGAGCCCAGACCTGATCCCTGACCTGAGCCCCGACCTGAGCCCTGACCTGATCCCAGACCTGATCCCCGACCTGAGCCCCGACCTGAGCCCAGACCTGATCCCTGACCTGAGCCCCGACCTGAGCCCTGACCTGATCCCTGACCTGATCCCAGACCTGATCCCAGACCTGATCCCTGACCTGAGCCCCGACCTGAGCCCCGACCTGATCCCCGACCTGAGCCCTGACCTGAGCCCCGACCTGAGCCCCGACCTGATCCCCGACCTGATCCCAGACCTGATCCCCTGGGCCGCCTTTGAACACTGTTTTTAGCAAGTGGGTAGCATATTGGCAGGCCATAGGGCTATCTACGAACACGATCACGGGCTTTTCATAACCGGCAAGCTTGTACAGCCATTCTATGCTGCTGAACGCCTTATTTCTGTCAATGGAATTGCGGCAGGAGAATATATAGTCCAACCAGAACTTTTTTACTTTCTCCATGTGTTTAAGCTGCAGCTCGTTTAACTTTTCAAGCTTATCATCTGATTTAACCACTATGAGTTTTTGGTTATTTACCTGCACGCCTTCCGCAATGATGCAATTATCTTTTTTCATTACTATTGAATTGTTGTGTGATCAATATTTTTATCAGTCATTACTACCACCTGCTGCCCGGTCACTACATCAATAACTACTTCTGTCTGCTTATCGCGCATATACAGTTCGCCATCATAATATTCATGCGGCTTTACAGGTGCGAACGTGCCGGGGAGTGTGTGGTAATGGTTCATTTTTTACTCTCATAAGTTTCGTGATACTTAACATTCTTGCTTTCCAGCATGGTGCCGTTCTTCATTGCCATCTTCTCCATTGCTGTCAGCATGAAGTCAAATTTCTTGCGCATCTTCTCTTCTGGCCAGCCAGCACCTTCATTCTGGAACCAGAAGTTCATCACCTCTAGCCATGCCACAGGGATAAGCACTTCTATTTCGTAACCGGTCTTAGCCTTTGGAGCCGCCACAGCTATATTGCTCTTCTCTGCTTCAATAGTGAACATATTGGCGGTTGTAGCCATTGCAGACTGAGCAGCAATCCTCGCATCTTCCTCTTCTTTCATCTGGCGCTGCTTCTCTTCAAGTTCCCGGCGCTCAGCATTTTCACGCTCAATGCGCTCCTGCTCCAGCTGACGGGCTTCATCTTCACGTTGTTTACGTTCAGCCTCCAGCCTATCCTGCTCAGCTTTCAGCTGCAATTGACGGGCTGCATCTGCTGTCTTTTTCTCCTGCTCAATACGCTCCAGCTCTTTGCGCTCATTCTCCTGCTCAATTTCAAACTGACGGATACGCTCCAGCTCATTCTTCTTTGAAGTCAATAGCTCCACCTTCTCGGTACGCAGAATGTTCATTTCCTCTACATACTTCGTGCAAAACTGCTGGTAACGGTCCTCGGTTACTATTTCAGCGTGTGCCGCCCTTTGCTCTTCATCATTCAGTATGTGGCTGGCGGTATTGCATTTGAACGTATAAAAGTGCTCAGAAGGATAGGCAAACGTTACAGTAGTGAAGAAGGTGCTATCCTTATCGAAACTGTCCAGGGTGATGCCGTTAAAGCGGTGGATGAACATCTGCTTTTTCTGTGACAGGTATGTCGCAAAGTGCTCAGACAGGCGCTTTTCAATATCCGCCTTCAGGTCAATAATAGCCTGTTGCTTCTTGCGCTGCAACTCGAGCCTTTCCTCTTCTGCTTTCTTCTCCATGGCGCATTTCCTAACCCATTCGTCGGCGTAAAGCTTCAGGTCATATGGTGCTGTACCTTCTACTTCTTTCAGGTTATTTTCGCAGGATGTGAACTCTGTTTTTATCAGGTCCATAGCCTGGGTGAATGGCTTGCGGCGATCGTTAAGAGCAGATACTGTTTTGCTTATCTTCTTACGGAGTGATGCTACTTCTTCGAATAACTCAGCGTTCATGCCGCCTGCCGCCTGTATTTTAGCCAGCAATTCCTTACATGCTGCCTGTGCAGCACTAGCGCTGTTCCGGTTGGCAATGAGTACCTGTGAGCCGCCTGATAGGTTACTGATAGCTATATCCAATGGCGATTGTTCTTTTTGTTCTGATGCTACCACCTGTGCTATTGCGCCACCTGATGGTACTTGAACGTTGTATTGTTGCGGGTTGGCGGCTATGTGGTCTTTTATCTGTGCGCAAAGTGAGGCGAAGTCAAGTTCACCGGAGCCTGTAACTATATCAGCAGAAACAAATATGTCCTGTAATTCGTAGCCTCCCGATGCTTCGCTGTATGTGAGGCCTATTTCTGCCAGTTTATTAATTCTGTCTTGCATATTGTCTTTTGTCGTTGAAATGGTTAAGGATTAAAATGTTCTGCCGTCCTGTTGATCTACTGCTGCTGCTGGCTGTGGGCGTAGGAATGGCTTAGGCTGTTGTTGTGGTTGTTCTTGTTTCGGTTGCTCGTCAATGTGCTGCTCAGGGGTGTGCACCTCTTCTGCTACCTCGTATGTAGTAAATTCTTCTCCGTCTTCAACTACCACATCAGTGAATATGTCTTCTCCCATTGGTGAATTACCAGGCACCCAACATTTCTCCTGGCATGCATGCAGCATGATCTTTGTACGTAGGAATCCGGGGTGAGGCTGGCCTGTGTCACCAAACCTCCAGTTTGGACCGTCTTTCTGTGGGCTCTTTGCTCTCCAGCCTTCAATATCAGAAAGGCGGTAGCTGATGTGGCGCTGCGTACCTGCTTTATCTAGCGTAAACTTCACATAACCGCCAACTATCTTCTCAGACTTATAGCACTCTTCGTGGTCGATAATGCCGTTCTTTTTGGTGAAATTGTCACCTTCGTACACAAGTACTGCTTCGCTGGCATCATGTATCTGCTGTGTCTTGTAAAGGCGTTGCAGGTATGCTCCTGCCTGTTTGGATATGCAAAGGCGGCCATCCCTTGGGATAAGGTAAATATGGCCATCTGCCGGGTCTATGGAGTAGCCAAAGGCTGCAATAGTGGTCATACACGCATACACGCTGAACGGGCTCACCTGCTTAAATGCTGATGTACTGTTGAGTATCTGCATCAGGTACACCATGTTCTTGTTATACATGAACTCACCGTTGCCGCCCTTATTGAAGGCATTGTAATTCTGGATGAACTTGCTCTTTACCATATCGTGTGATGGTATCGACAATACATCGAGCTTGTTGATAAGCTCCATTGTTTCTTTTGCTGTTGATGGAAGGTTGTTTGCCATTGGATTGTATTTAAATGATTAATTAATTACTTTTCTTTTGCGCCGATGAGGAATGCGATCCCTGTGATAAATGCACCTACTGCTATGCCGCCGAGGAATATTATCCAGTGTATTGCTGAGTGTTCCATTATGGCTGCAGTTGTGTTTTGTTCAACAATTGGTTTAGTTCTGTGCGCCTTGCATCCAGTTTGTCTTGCAGGCTTTCTTTCAGGTCTGCAGGTGCATTCTTCCAGCGATCGTAGGCTGTCTTGAGCTTTGCCCTGGCTGCTTCTATCTGCTCCTGTATCGGTATCTCAATGATCATACTTTTGCAGATTGAAGGTGATTGATAACGATGCGCTTCAGTTGCAGCTCGGCGCAAAGGTTTTTCATCCAGTAGGTGCCGTGAATGTGCAGAGAGTACAGCTTGCGGAATGCGGTAACCATCTTATCTGCTGTCTGTAATTGTTCGCCGGTTGTGCAGGTATGTATCACCTGCGATACCTTATCAGCTGCTTCGCCGATAGGTTTTTTTGTCGATTTGAATTGTTTGCTTAGCTTTGCCATTGTTGTTGAAACTTTAAAAGGTTATCAAAGGAGCTCCGGGTTTGTCGCCGGAGCTTTTTAATTTACTGTCTGGTATCTCTTAGCTGATTTAAGGCAGGAATACGCTGATCTCTTCACTATCTCCGGCTTAACCTTAGCGCCTTTGCCTTCCAGTTTCTTAATCTCCCTGTTCAGCTTTGTAAGTTGTGCCTCCAGGTGTAGTCGCTGCTCCTGGTAGAACTCCAACATTGCTTGTTTTGGTTCTTTGGGTTGCTCCATGTCTTATGCATTTAACAGAAATCCACTAATCAATAAGGAAAGCATCATGGCAAGAATTGCGGCCCAGGTCTTGAGCTCTGCCATGTTTTCCAGTTGCACCATCTTATACAGGTCGATATACCTGCCATCAAATAGCTGGTAGGTATAGTTCCTGTCAGGTTGAAACAACCTTAACAGTTGGCGGAACATTCGTAATAGTTTTTTCATCGTTTTTGCTTTTATGGTTATCAATGGAGAAGGGAAGGCTATACGTTAATGTTTTTACAAATTGATTTATTTGGCAAAGTGTTTGCTCTATACTACACTGAGTTGTTGTTCGCGCTTAATGATCACCGCACGTGCAGCGGTGATAATTTTTGTAGCTATGTTTATTTTGGGAGCCGTTCCTTTCAGGTATTTGTCAACCGTTCCGCGGTCAAGACCAGATTTTCTAGCAACCTCACCAACTTCACCGCGAAGAAGCTGGCTGTTAAGCTCCTGTAATGAGGCTGTAGCCCTTTCCAATGCGTTATTTGCTGTTGTCGTTTTCATTGCTTACCTTGTTTTGATTTCTTATGATTTTTGTATGATATAGCAAAGATAAAGAAGAATCTTTTGTAAAAAGAAAGAATTACGAAAGATTTTTTCAATATTTATTATCTTAAAGTGTTAAAGATTGATTTGCAATTGAATGGGTTACGTTGATAGTAATAAGAAATTGGACACTGTATTGCGGTGTTTACTTATTTCTCACATCAGAGGGATATCGAATTCTATTGATGAACCATTACCAAGTAGGCGGGAAAAATCGCAACAGGCATGAAGATAAAAAGGTAGAGCAATCACAGGGTCGTAGCTATAAGGATAAAACACCTGTATTCGGACTGATGCAGGAGGGAGGCAAGGTAAGCACCCACGTTGTACCAAATACAAAAGCCATAACTTTGAAGCCGATTATTGAGGGTATGGTAAAGAAGGGGTCTATCATTGTAACAGACGAATGGCTTGCCTATAAAGGCTTGGCAAAGAATTATAACCACGTTGTTATAAATCATCTGGAAAATGAGTATGTTAGAGGGGGATTTGACAACAATGGCTTAGAGGGTTTTTGGTCGTTACTGAAAAGAGGCATATACGGAATTTACCACCAAGTAAGCCCTAAACATTTGAACAAGTATTGTGATGAATTTTCATTCAGGTACAATGCACGTAAGGCAAGTGTAAACGATAAGTTTGACTATTCGCTCGAAAATTCAACAAGATTAATGTACAAACAATT